GACCACCCTAAGGGTGTCTTCAGCAAGAGTCACTACGTATGGGCGCTTGATTCCGGTCGGTTCGCCGTCTTCGTCCATGTCTTCAAAGCCTGTGAGGTCCAGATCGACCAATTGCTCAAGCAAAAATACCTCACCGACGTCGTCAGTGGGCTGAATGCCTGTAACTTTGTCGACTGCTTCCTGAATTTGGCTTGCGTCAGCAGGCGAAGCGTAAGTATCAAGGGCCACGTCAAGGTATTCACCGGCCAAAGCACGCTTGCGGTACTCGTTTGAGTCCATTGCAATGCGGTGAGTCAGGCGCGGGCACTGGGAAACAACGCTTGATCCGTTGTACGGGATGTAAACATCGTCTGCCAAGCACAGTTTTGACACCATGCGGCCCAGTTGATAGTCGTAGTAGACCTTTTTGAAGGTCGAACCACCGTAGCCAGTGTAGAAAAGCTGCTGGTCAAACTCAGGTGTGTACTCTTCCATCACCGTAGTGATCTGGTAGTTCATGAAGTCCTGCACACGGCCGGCTTGTTGGAACTTTTCCACAGTCTCTTTGCCCATGATCTGCGAACGGACAGGGCCGCCAGCGGGCATCAGCTCCTTGAAGGCCTGTGCTTGGAACTGAATGATGGCCTCGGTCAACATTGGGTGGGTCGCGCCCGACGCGCCACGGAAGGGCTTGGTGCGCTCTTCCATGCGAAAGCCTAAAAGGTCTAGGCCCTTGGCGTACATGGACTCCCACTCGGAGCGAGAGCCCTTGTCGGCATCAAACAAAGAGGACACCTCAATGCCGATTTGGGCCAAGATGTCCGGCTCAATGACCGCTGCCAGGTTGCCGTAGAAGTCGACTTCCTCCGCGTCTTGCTCACCCATCTCAATGATTGCACCACCATCTTCTTCAATGATGATTTCAATGTCTGCCTGAGGTTTTGGTATGCCACCACCACCTATCACTACTTCTAGTGACGGCAGCTGGTTCATTGCTTTTTCGATTGCCATGTATGTTCCTGTCTTTAAGGCATTTTAAAGTTGGCGTTTATGCCTTCTTTGTATTGCTGTAGCAACGGCGTAAGAAGCGCGTCCTTCTCTGATATTTGGACCGGGTTCAAGTAATTCTCAAAAAAGTCCAGCACCAGCCGATCGTAGTTTTCCGCCGGAACATTGCCGGTGGCGCGTCCGTTGCCCTTAATTTGTAGGACAGCAGGAGTAACCTCATCTAGCATTTGGACCTCTACAGTAGTCACCGGTCTATTACGGTTGTCACGTAGAGTATAGACCTCGTAGCGTCCCTCTTTGAAGCCTTGCATTTTTTCTTTTGAGTAGGTAGGGCCGCCTAGTTTGTAGCCGCCGACAGAATGGCCAAGGTACGCGCCTTCCGGAACGGTGGATTCTGGTGTCTCAAGACGTTTCCAAGCAAACCCATCAAACCCTGATTTCTTGTCAAACTGCAAAAGTGGGCTGCTGACACCATCCGAAAATACCTTGTCCGGCACGCTCTTGCCACTTCGTATGCGATCCGCAAGGGCCTTAAAAGTATCTTGCTCCGCAAACATCTTGTTAGCGCCTTGGACCACATCCTCAAACCGGACATTTTTAAGTTCACGCTCTGGCAAGGTCTCTAAATACTTGTTAATTTTTGCGGGATCAAACAAACTTTTTAAAGGAGGCTTTATGCCGGTGGTGTCGTAAATTGGCTCGCCTTTTTCTATGGCCGTAAGAACAGACTGAGACAGTGTTTTGGCCGGTTCCGCTTCAGGTGTAAGCCCTAAACGAGACAATATTGAGGGCTTTTCTTTAGATTTCTCATAGGCTTCTAAAAGTTCTTTTGCTTGAGGAGAATAGCCTGTAGATTGGGTTGGGTCCGTTTCGGAACGGGCAGTAAGTTCTATGTTTGGGTTTGCTAACTCGTCACGAACCCCTTGAGCCGCCAGCATTTCACGGGCCGTGTCCCTTGACTGAATTGCGCGCGTTTCTCCAAGCGGACTAAGCATGTTGGGGTAGGTCTCATGGCCCATTCCGGGCTCCTTGGATATTAAATTGCCTTTTAAGCCAGTGGCCGTGTCGTAACGGGCAGTGAACTCTTCCATCGCCTGTGGGTATTTAGGAAAGAACCGAGTTGCTGGTGCACCAGGTCCTACAAAAGCGGCTGCAGGACGCTCGCCCTCCCTTGTGCGGGTCTTCCCTACGGTCAACTGGTCCGTGAGATAACTAGGGAAGGCCGCAGTGTCCTGCGTCGCCCCGCTTTTAATGCGGCCTGTTTTAAGTCCTTCTGCAACCGGATCGTTAGGTGTTCCAAACTGCTTCTCAAAATAGTTCCGCGCCTTTACGTTCCAGAAATTTTCTATGCCATCGGTGGTTCTTTCTATGCCATCTCCTCGGAGACCGTCAGCAATTAAGCGCTCAAGTTTAGAATTCACCGCAGGGTTGTTCATGCTGGTTGTGCTGCCGGTTGGGCGGACAGCATACGACGGTGGCGCGCTCAAGGCTTTCAACATTTCTGCGCCTTTACCGCCTTTTTTCAACACGTCAGTAAGGGGTTTTTCCAAGGCCTTTTCGGCTGCCATGCCGGTGCGTTCTACTTGAGACGCAACAGCTGCACGAGGGATGGATTGCAATACTACTGCCTCAGGAATAATAGGAGGCAGCTTGCTCTGCTCCATTAAACGGCTTAATTTTTCAAGGTTTTCACGCCCTGTTTCAGAACGAGGTATGTAGGTATTTCGCTCAATAAAGGCAGCAGCTTCCTTGTCCGCAATCTGCGGAGCTTTCCCCTCTAGGTATTTGCCGCTGGTCACGCCCTTGTACAGACCATAAGGCATGCCCACTACAGAGGACAACGCCCCGGTGCCCAAGGTCAGTGCAGTTTCGCCAGCACCTATAAGCCGGTCCTTAATGCTTGTTTCGCCCTCTTCAGGGCTACCCTCGGCGCGAGTCACAGTTGGCGGCATAGTACGACGACGTGCAAGCTCTGCGTCTTCGCCCTCGTTCAAAGTGGACGGCGTCAATGCCGATCCGGCCACAGCACTGACACGACCCAATGCTGCCAAGAAATCTGAGGGGTTGATGTCATTGTTTTTAAGCCACTTGCCAATGTCAGCAACCGCGCTGGACTTTTTTGCTTCACCGCCGTCCTTGAAGCGCTTCTTGGTCAGCTTGCCCTTGGTCAGTGTTGGGCCTTCCAAGGTCGGCGCGCCAAAGGTGTCTGCGGACAGGCCCTTGGCTTTTTCCTGCGTTGCCCTGATCTTCATCTGGTAGATGCGGGCGAGTTCTTCCATCTGCGCACGTGCAGAGTCCGTGTTCCGCGCTGCGGGTGTCACGTCCTTCATTGCACTTAAGTCGCCCTTGGACAGCGCTTCATACGCCATCTGCATTGCCTTGTCAGAAGTTGCACCACCGCCAGGAGCTGTCCTTACGCGCTTGATTGCTTGACGTGTGGGCGATGCTTGGCCCGCGCCGCCAAGGTCTGCCAACATCTTCTGCGCTGTGCCCACGGGATTTGTGTTGGTGGCTTCTTCAGGCTCTTCGTTTGACATGGTCTCGGTGTTCTGCGCCAGTAAGGCTTTTAAGTCCACGTCACCGCCCTTGGCATATCTTGGGGTACTGACGGGCCCCATGCCGGGAGCATAGATTTGGTTGCCCAAGCGGTCTGTGAAGAAGCCCGCGTTCTGTGCCCCGCCCAACATAGTAGGCGACAGGTTGTTTGCGTTCTGTGTGCTACCTAACACAACAGGCGACAAGTTCCTGTTTGCGCTTGTGGCCATGTCACGTGCACTGCCAATGCTACTGATTGCGCCCACGCCCCGGCTTGAGTAGGTGGGCACGTCCTGCGCATTGACGGGGGCATAACTGTTGGTCGAGTCACGGACCATGGACTGCGGGACGCTTGCATTACCCGAGAAATTAGGGGACGGGGAATTTGCAAAGCTGAACTGAGGTGTGCTTTGGAATGAAGGCTGCGCTATGGAAGCAACCGGGGTTCGGTTTGTTCCAATGACGGGGGCTGCGATCATGCGCTCGCGCTCTTGGGCCTGCCTTAGCAACTCCTCTGCGGAAGCTACGGCCATGCGATCACGCTCCTGCTGCGCCTCTAGCGCCTCCTTTGCAAAGAAATAAGCTGGAAATGCATCAGAGCGATAGGGCTGCTTTCCTATCTGCCCTGGGTCCTTCATTACCGATGTCTTTTGCAATTCCGCCAGCCTTGCTGCTTCCGCCGCCGCTGCTGCATCACTTGCTGCTTTGTCTGCGGCCGCTTGTTTTGCTTGCTCTTCCATTATCCCCTGTTTAAGTGCTTCGGAAATTCCGCCTAGTACTGGGCTCAAGAACTCCGGCAAGCCAGTGACAGGGTTAGTGGTCCCAGCGCCGCCGTTTGCTTTTAAAAGCTCTACCGACTCGGGTGACAGGTAGGCCAGCAGCTCGTCGCCGCCACGGCCAGCTGCCGCTACCTCGTCGGCCAGTGCCATGATTTCTTTTTTGGTGTAGCCGTAGCTTTCAAAGTCTTTGATGACAGAACTGGCAGCCTTGTCGCGTGAGTCGTCTTGCGTGACTTCGCCTCCCTCTGCCATGAAGCGATTGCTCACGGACATCGAGCCAAAGTTAAATCTGCTTGGGTCGCTTGCTACGTCAATGGCCGTAGCGCGGGCGGCTGCGTCGTTACGTGCACGCATGGCCGCAGCTTGCTGGCGCGCTTTTACGTCCTCTTCCTTAAACGGCACCGTAGGGGCGGTTCCGTCAAATTCCCGTCCAGGTGTAGGCATGGCCGGCCCGGTATAGTCCGTGGTCCGTGGCCCTGCGTTGTACGCGTCAACAGCCGTGTTGTACTCTGCTATCTGCGCCTTGTACGGGGTGTAGACTTCGTTTTGCCACTTGGTCAAACTGTCGTTGTATGCCACGCGTTGCGCTTCAAAAGCGTCCAGCTCTTTTTGACGCGCGTCAAAGTATTGCTTGTCCGAGCCACGGATCATGGTCCGCTGCGAAGGATTGGCAATGCCGCCAAACGCAAAGTTTTGGACAGCAGGCATATCGTATTTTGATTTCTTTGTCATATCACCCCGGCCAAGGAATTAGTTTGGACATTTTAAGCGTCAATAGTATTCTGGCACAAGGTCCTTGGCTTGACTTTCTTCAACGTCGTCTGTTCCCAGGGTGATGAAGTTGCCGCGCCTAAACCTGTCCATGGCCATGGTGGTGCTGTCAACCATGTCGTCGTTGTCTCCATTGGGGAAGGCCGCGCATTCCTCGACAAGGAGCTCGGCCCATTCCGTATCCGGGGCCCAGACCATGCCTGCCTCAAACACAGGAGCCACTGCGTTGGCCCGCGCCACCTTGTCCGTGCCCGTGCGCCGTCCGCCCGGGGAGTACATCGTCACAGGGATGTTCATTCTTCTCAGCTCCTGCTGGAGCGGAGTACCCGTGGCCTTCGCCTCAATCAGCACGTTGTCCGGTTGCCAAAGGTCGTACTGCTCCTTTGCAATGCGTTTGAGCTCGGGAAAATC